AACCACCACCTCGGAGACAGAGAAAAATTGGGCCCTTTTTTCGATTAGCCAATGACGCGGTGCTATGACGCAGTTTTAGGGGACCTAAATAGCCTATGACGCAGTTCTAGAACGCTTAATATAGCGATGACGCAGTTATAGCAACCTTATTTGTTGGCTAGTTCTATTAATAGATCGGCTGGATCTAAGAATAGAATAGAGACCCTAAATTCTAGGGGCCTCTAGAGCGCTAAAGACAGTGGGGCGCCCGCCCCTGCCGGGGGCTTCGTAGGCCCTGAAATGGATATATGGGCCACAGCCACTTTGGGGCCTCTTAAACCCTAAGGGTCAGAGAGAAAGGGCAGGGCAAACCCTAAGTCAGAGAAGAAGAGTGTATGCGTCGCTACGCTCCGCAATTTTTTCTTGTTCCCCCCTTACCAGGGGCCCCCTCACCAGAAAAAGAAGAGGATTATGACAATACCCTATTTATGAATTCATTGAATAAAAAACGGCCACTAGCCGTTAAACCTAATACCCTTCACTTGGTCTGTGTTTATCGTTTCAAGAAACAAAAACGGAGACCGAATGTCTGCAAGTGGGTATTACAGTGGCAATAAGCGCAAGCGCTCTGATTTTTCGGCTGATGCGCAGGCTCTGGCGGTGGCGCGTCCGTCGTTCAAGGGCTACAAGAGAAGAAGAAAGGAATTCGTCCCAGGACAAGACCGAACAGGAGGATACTACCGATTCGGAAAGACTGCGATGGGACCAGGGATGGGAGAGATGAAGTTCTTCGATACAGACATCTCCGAATTAACCATCCTTGATGGAGGGATAGTGAAGGCAAGCATGAACAACGTGCCGCAAGGAACAGGAGAGTCGCAGAGGATTGGAAGAAAGTGCGTGGTGAAGTCGATCTACCTCAAGTTTTCAGTCAACTTACCGCAACTGGAAAACGAGGTCAACATGAAAAACCCCGACCAGGTCAGGGTGATCTTATACCTTGACAAGCAAGCGAACGGTGAAACAACCACGTTGGGATCGATCCTCGAGGGAGACCCTAAGATCTCAAGCTTCCGCAACTTGAGCAACATGAATCGATACACCATCCTAATGGACAAAGTGTACGACATGAACTACGAAAGCGTAGCCGCAGAGACGGACCAAGGAGACGTGAGGTACAGCATGGTAGGAAAGACATGCTACGTCTCCGAATATCGCAAGCTAAACATCCCCATTGAGTTCAGTGGAACGATGGGTGCGATTGATGAAATCGGGTCCAACAACATAGGGCTCGGTTACATTAGCGCAAACAACGTTGCGCAAATTGTAGGACAGACCCGCATCCGCTACGCTGATGCTTAAATAAAAGAACAAATGTACAGTAACAAAAAAATCAATTGCCACATCCACTTTTTATTGTTTTCAACACACAAAGAACGTGATCATTGGGAATAAAGAAGAGCAGCCTCAGGAGGACAGTTCTCCTTCCACCAGTTGGCATCCTGCTCTACCATTCCCGGGTCGTCTGCGTGCAGCTTCTCATAGAACAAGACGACCTTGGTGAATCGGCGAGCCAAAGCTCTGTAGTGCTCGCCTCTTGTACCCCATTCGTACCAAAGAGAAGGAAGGATGTTCGTGGTGACATAGATGGTATTGGGGCACCACCATGTATGGGCCCCCTTCGTGGGGACCATGACTGGGTATCGATCAAGGAGTCGAAGCAGCGTGACCAACGACATATGGGATGAACGTCCGGAAAAGTCATCAAGTAGGACAGTGTGATGGCCGTCGTAATGGTCGTACCAGGGAGTCCCATTGCTGAGGGGGGTAACGTAAAGCCCCGGGTCGGCCGCGTACAGATCCATAACCGTCCTCGTTTTTCCCAAACCGGTGGGTCCGATGTGCAAAATAACTTGTAGTTCTTCAGTACGAACCGGCCTGGCCATAAGGGTTAGTGTCTCGTAAAATTTAGGATAACGGGCGAGCACACCTGCATGGTCTTCCACTAGATCACGCTTACGCTTAGTCCCGGATCTAACATCATCGACAAAGGCCTTCAGATCGTTACGCTTGCCGGGAGTGCAGGCGTGCATCTCACCAAACTCTTGTATGCTCGCGCCAGGCGCTCGAGTGTCGTCCTTCTTGCAGTACGCCGCGGCCTCCTGCGCGCTGCCCTTCCGTCGCTCTATATGCACAGAGCCTCCTCCAAGCAGCGCTTTGACGGCATTGAACCTCGTCTGGTTAATTAATTCGCAGTAACCCTGATAGTGCTCCGTTCCGTTCGCACCCACTTCACGCTGATAGACAAGATAGTGCATCTTCTCGACATCGAATGGGATAGGGTCCTCACCAGGGTTGTTGAGGGTGAAGCACACGTTCTTAAACTTTTGGTTAGCAGCCATTGCAAAAAAGTGGATTCTAAGTGGCTGTGGATTCGAGGTGGTGGGTAATACTG